TCATCCTGTGATAATCCAAGTATCTTTGCTGTTTCTTTTAGAATGTCTTCTTCTTCTACTGTATATGCTAACTTTACTCTCATTTCTTTAACTCCTAAAATAGAACCGTCCAAACGGCTTTAACTAATAGACCTGCTACGGATCCTCCAACAAGCCACATTATTCTTGAGTTTGTGCTTTGCCAACTCTCAATGTGTTGAATGCGGGTATCTAGATTTTTAAGTCTAGCATATAATCCTGAGTCTGGGTTATAGACTGCTTCTTTGATCTTACTAATATTATCCGCTAGTTCTTCTTGTTTGTCAAGTAAAATCTCAATCTTACTTGACATCTCAACCAACATAACTGTTAGTTTTTGCTGTTCTTCGTCGTTCATCATAGTCTACCTCCAGGCACAACTAAATAGGACTATACCTCCACAATGGCGTGAGAAGTTGTGATCAAAGTTCCAGCGGCTGATGCTGCGTTTTGTAACGCTGTTCTCGTAACCTTAACTGGATCAATGACTCCCTCTTCAAGCATATCTACCATCTCATCTGTGCGGAAGTTATAACCATAGTTGCCCTCAGCGTTCTCAACTTGTGATAGAACAAGATCAGCGGATAATCCACAGTTCAAAGCCATCTGGCGTAGTGGTGCTTTAATGGCTTCACGAACGATTTCTACACCAAACGCTTGATCTTCGTTCTCTGTGTTTACAGTAGAAAGCTTGCTTGATGCGCGGACCAAAGCAACACCACCACCGGGGACAACTCCCTCTTGCTGTGCTGATTTAACTGCTTCTAGGGCATCTTCAATGCGATGCTTCTTCTCAATCATCTCAACTTCTGTTGGAGCACCTACTCTAATGACTGCGACACCTGACGCCAACTTTGTGATGCGCTCTTGGATCTTGTCGCATTCAAGTATATCGTCTGTCTGTACAAGTTCGGTCTTAAGAAGTTCAATCCTTCTATCAATCTCATCAAAGTTTCCCTTACCACCAATAACAGTTGTGTTTGACTTTGTGATATCGATCGAACGGCACTGTCCAAAGTGTTGCAACTTAATGTTTTTAAGGCTCGCTGTGCCGTCCGTAGAGATGAACTCTGCGCCGGTTGAGAGTGCTAGGTCGGTTAGGATATTACGACGCCTCTCTCCATAGAAGGGAGCCTTAATAGCAGCAATCTTCATTGTTCCGCGAACGGTATTCATAATGAGCGCAGCCAATGCTTGACCTTCGATCTCTTCTGCTACAATGATAAGCGGTCTTCCATCACGGGAAACGATCTCAAGAGCAGGAAGTATCTGATCTACTGATTCAATTCGGTTATCAGTTATTAGCAAGAGAGGAGAATCATAATGACACGCACCTCTGCGCTCATCAGTTACAAATGCTGACGCAGCATAGCCAGATTCAACTCTAAAGCCTTCAATAACATCCAAAGAAGTCTCAACTGACTTTGCGTCTTCAATCGTAATAGAGCCATCCTTGCCTGCCTTATCAACAGCAGTAGTAATCAACTTACCAATTGTTCTATCATTGTTCGCAGAGATAGTAGCAATGTTCTCAACATCATCAAGAGTCTCGATATGTTGGGCTTCGCTTTGTAGTTCCCTAACTAAAGTTTCTACAGCCAAGTCAATGCCTCGCTTAAGTTCTACTGGTGAAGCACCAGCAGTAATGTATCTCTGTGCCTTATTTAAGATTGCCCGGGCAAGCACTGTCGCAGTTGTGGTTCCATCGCCAGCCATTGTGTTGGTTTGGGATGTTGCCTGCTTAACAATCTGTGCTGCTGCGTTCTCAAACTCATCAGTTAGATGAACGAACTCTGAAACCGTCACACCATCCTTGGTGATGATAGGATCCTTTCCTTTTTGATGTAAAATAACATTGCGACCCTTCGGTCCTAATGTTGCTGAAACATTATCTGCTAACTTGTTAACACCGTCCAGAACCTTTTGGCTTAAACTCTGGCGGTCATTGAATACACACTTGGGCATAAATACCTCGCTTTCTTATTTTAGTATTATAACACAGATGTTTGAGATGTCAAGTTATTTTTATTCTTCCCATTGTTTTGCGCCACCAAGACCGGCAGCGGGGTCGCGGGAGTCAGTGTCTTTGGTCGACGCCACTTCTTCTGTACCGCTAGCAATATCTTCAGCGGAGGACTTTGCAGTATCTGCCAGATTATCGTCTTGAAGTCCTCCAGATACATATCCATTGAGACTAGATGATAAAGTCTTGAGATCGTTAAAAATAGTAAACACTTTCTCATTGAACTCATTAACTGAGTTATCTAAAATGTTTTGAATGTTTTGAGACCCAACTCTTAAATTGCCGAGTTCAAATGTTCCATACGGGTAAAGGTTATCTTTATTTTCAATCTCTCCCATCTTAAGAAGATCTCCCTTTGAAAGCTCGAACTGTTTATTGGTGATGTAACCAATCGTACTCTTCATTGCGGCCTCAAATAACTCTGGGCTAGCTTCTTTTTGAAGCTTAAGGAGGCGCTTGTAAGATGTGCGCGGGCTGCGGTACCCTAAATCCTTGATCTTATCTCTTCGTGCTGAGCCGCCTTTAGCTTTCTTGCTCCTAGCCTTTCTGGACTTTTCGTACTCATTTCGTAACAATTGTAACAGTTGGCTGCGTTGGGACTTTTCTAGTTCTATCTGTTTCACTAAGTTGGCGCTGCCCTTAAAGGCAGGGGTAGCAGAAAACTGTCCCTTGGTGAGCTTATAATCTCCGGTATTCACGTCTACATAAGCATCGAAAGCTTCTTTGTACTGTTCTGCAATATCTTTGCCAAACGCACTTTCTACGGAGGCTATAGTTCTGTTCAGATAATCTTCTGCGATTGGTTGAACATTCACTTCGCTACGTCCAGGGATAGTTAGAAGCTGTTGGAGACCACCCTGTTTGAGTTCGTCTTCCAGTTCTTCTACGGGTTTAAAAAACATTCCAGGAATTTGCATTAGATTAAGCTCTTTTGCTCTCTTAGCAAGAATCTCTAGAAAGTTATCCTTCGTAAAATTGAATCCGTAAAAGTTGAGCAAACCCTGCGCCGTTGGTCCTTCTCCAGATATGTCTTTTGTAACTGCAATATATTGCATAAGTGGGTATTCGCCCGTAAGATCATCGACCAACTGTTTATATGAACCTCCAACTTTAAGTTGTCCTTCTTTGTAGAGCTTCAAAGAAATGGGCAAGTTATCTTTAGAAGTTAAGACAATATCAGCGATAGTGGCGCCGGCGCTTGCTGGAACCTGCTTGCCACCCTTAGCATCTAGAAGGACAGCCAAAAACGACTCAAATGCAAAACCGGCAGCTGAGGCATTAAAATTAGTTATAACCTGAGTTAATGTCTTATAGAAGACTAAATAAGAAATAATCTGCTGCAACTGTTCCGCTGCCGTCTTGCCGGTTGGCTTATATTCGGTATCCATAGCCTTATTTAGTTCTGCTAGTTTGGCTTTAATGTCTACACCGGGAATATTCTTGAGATACTGAGCTAGGGCGCGGCGCGACTTTGGATCAACCGGAGTGCCCCCCTCCTCGGGAGTTTTTAGGGCGCCCCAACCTAGTTCACTAACAGGCGGCGATGGAATCAGATCAATTGTTAAAGATCTGTCTCCTTCCGTTTGTTCAGTAATTACTGGTTTAGTCTCTCCAACTAAGAAACTTAGTACCTCATTAATAAGACTTTCGGTTTCATCTTTATCAGAGTAAAAACTCTTAACTAGTGTATCAATATTCATTTTATATCCTCGGTTGCTAATACTAATTAGATGATTTTATCAACAAGACCCATTTCAATTGCTTCTTGCGCAGAGAAATATTCATCTGTGTTCTTTGAAAACATGTTGTGTATCTCACCCACAGATAGTTCTGAGCTTTCTGCGATTATCTGTACCATTTGATCTTCCATTAGTCGCACCTCATCGTGTGTCGCCTTAATGTCGGCTGTCGTTCCCATATTTCCGGCTGAACAACGATGCATCATAATGCGAGCATTGCGAGTGATAAACCTCTTGCCTTTGGTTCCTGCCGCCAAGATAGGCACACCAGCAGAGAAGATCTTTCCGGTGCCTAATGTAGAAATGTCGCGACGTTCCTTTACAATCCTCATCATATCCACAACGCCAAACATATCATAGACAGTTCCTCCGGCAGTTGAGATTAGAAAGTGTATATCGTCTTCTTCCTCTTCATCTTCCTTTCTAGGGTTGGGAAAGATGCTGCCGCCGTTTAACTGTAATAAACCGTGGTATAACTCTTGTGCTGATTCTTCGTTTAAGTCTCCAACTAAACCAATGGTGTTGGGTGCCTTATCTTGCTGCTCTAATGCCGCAGCCATTAACATTGCTGCTTGGCGCTCAGAGATCTCCTCCTCTTCCTCAGGCTCTGTTTCTGTGCTTTCGTTATTAAACATAATCATCTTAGTTGTTTTCTCCCTTTAGGGTTTTAAATAGGTGCCGCACTGCGCTGTTCCAGTCATAGAACGGCATCATGCTTTTAAAGTGGCGGGGGGCTCTCTTCACTATGGAGACTATAGCAGACTCCTTCCAGTTTGTCAAGAAGTGATCGTCAACTTCTTTAAACTTGCTAATCTGTTCCGGTGTGAATCCAGACTCTCTCATCTGCTTAAGTTTTAACTCTTGTAGGAATGCCATATCTTCTGTTATTTTTGTTAGCATCCATAAGATACTTAATATTGCTTCATTTACTATTCTCCAAGCGTGTATCACATCAAATAGACGAGATATATAAATGCTAGCAAAAGTGCCCGCAAAGAAAGAAAGCACTGCGAACACTGATAGTTCATATGTTGATATTTCCATTTTTCCTCCAAAATAAAAAAGACCGCGAATGATCGCGGTCTTTAATATACGTTAAGAGTCTTCTGTTGTCAACTACTTCTTTGTAGAAAGTGCCTCCATAAGGATTCTCTTTGCTACTCGCTTCGTGACTGCTTCCATAAGCGCGTCATCTGCTCCCATCTCATCATCAACCTCAACATCTGCCGGGGCATCATCAACTGGGGCTTCAATTTCTGCTGGCTCGTCATCCAAGTCAGCGTCATCAGCATCAGCATCAATCTCAACTTCTTCGCCCATTGCGGACTCCAAAGCAGTTTCTAGCGCGGAGAGGAAATCATCAACAGCAACCATCTTTCCACCTACATCGGCGTCAACTGGTGCTTCTAGTTCAGCATCCATCTCTATCTCTTCGTCGTCTCCAGCAGCGTCTTCCATTTCGGCTGCGTCAACGTCCATCTCCATATCCTCTTCTTCTTCAAGACGATCGGTTGGTCCTCGGCCTCTGCCGTGACCTCTTCGGGCATCCTCTAAACCGCCACCTGCGGCATCAGATCGAACTTCTTCTAGTTCGTCTTCATCGCGCATGCTCATACGGCCTGCGCCTTCTTTAAGTCCCTCAACAAAGCCTGGGGATAGTGGCTCAAGCTTCGCTAGCTTCATGAACTGGCGAACCTGTGACTCGTTCAAAAGTGATTTCTTAGACATTTTTACAAAACTCCTAACATTGTTCGTGAATATGCTGTTTTAAATAGTATTTTCATTTGATAATGTCTTTTTTAATTTCAACAGAGCGCCATCAACAAGTTGCTTTGCCCTGACGATGCTTACACCGTGCCTTATTCCTATTTGTTCTAGCGTCATCTCGCCGTGCTTATAAACAGCAATATCAGTACAGTTTAAGTCATCCTCATAGTCTAAGTGTAACCTACATTCCTTTTGAGCACAGGGTACATCGTGTGTATAACATTTTATAGCGCAGTCTTTCATAGTTCTGGTAAATCCTCTTCTAGTATATCAAAGATATTTTCTATATCTTCTTTGGTTAATGCGAGTTCTTGTAATACTTTCTCGCTACTCTCGCGCAACTGGCGAGATTTCGTAACTTTTCTTTTAGATTGAACTTTTTTATTGATTCTGTAATCGTCTAAGAAAGCTATGAATAGTGGATCCTGACTTAAATAAGATTCCACGCAATAACGAAAGAACTCGCTTTGTGTTTTAATCTCGTCATAAAACAATCTTATCTTTAAGTTCTCGTGAAGTTTTGAATCGATCGAGAATGATAAAACTGAATGATGGTCAGGAAACTTTTTCATCTTAAAATATGGGTTCCACTTTCGGTTTGCCCACTTGCTGTTTGCCGGATGAAGTGTGCTTTTGCTTGTAGTTCATCAATGGTTCGTGCGCCGGAGTATGATAAACCTGAACGGATTCCTCTTTCTAGATCGTCCAGAATGTTTATTACTGACCCCTTATATGGGATCGTTGTGGCGATTCCTTCCAAAGATGCTGTCTTGCCTCTCCAAGACATTTGAGCGTCCTTTGAAGCCATACCTCTGTAAGCCTTGTGTTTGTTTCCATCCCGACCAATCATAATGTCGCCCGGGGATTCCGTTGTTCCAGCCAATAAAGAGCCCAACATTACAAAGTCAGCGCCAGCAGCAAGAGCCTTTACAATATCACCCGAGTTGCGAATGCCTCCATCAGCGATAATAGGAATCGATCCAGCGTTCTTTGATTTGGCGCAATCAAATATTGTTTGAAGACCCGGAACACCGTGTCCGGTTTGAATGCGTGTTGAGCAGATTGAGCCTCCACCTATATTACATCTAACAGAATCCGCACCCCAATCACAAAGATCGTTGTATCCGCCTAAGGTTGCTATGTTCCCAGCCATTATGTGAACATCATCACCTACCATCTGCCTTAACTGTCTTAACGCAGCCTTCATAAGAATATGATGACCGTGAGCAACATCAACACATATTACATCGGCGCCTGCTTCATAGCACGCATAGGCTCTTTCAAGGTAATCCCCTGATGTTCCAACTGCTGCGCCTACTAATGAACTTTCTTTTCGAACAGCAGTAACCATACTTGCTTGTTCTTCAATACTGTTATATCTGTGTAGTATAGCAAGGGCACCTTTGGAATCCATTGCTGTCGCCATTTGCTCTTCCGACACTGTGTCCATCGGGGATGCTATGATCGGCAGTTCACACTCGATAAATCCTAACTTTGATGATAATGATACTTCTTTTCTTGATTCAATATCTGAAAACTGGGGCGTGATTAATACGTCCGAATAGGTTAAGGCTTCTTTCATTTTGCGTTCTCCATTGCTTCCTGTATTGTAGTCCAACAATCTGGACAAGTCAAGCGAACTCTCTCGCTTTTTATTACAACTTGCCAAGTTTTAACTGTTTCTTTGGTTCTCTCAAAAGGAGTTGAACAAACGCAACATTCCTTTGGGTGCTTACCAAAGTTGGCTGCTTGCTTTTCAAGTCTTTCCTGAACTGCTTTCCTGTTCTTCTTTTGCTTTCCCGGGATGTGGCGTCTTATTTTCTTCATTGATCTTCAAAAACTCTCTGTATTCTTTGTTTATCTTATCATAGTATTTTGTTTTGCGCAAGGACTTGTGCGCATCATTTAACACTTTTTTGTGTGCGACATTGATCATAAAACAAGGTGCTTTGGATCTTGGATTGAATCCTTCTACTTCTACCTTATCATTTGGATTAAAGCAGATTGTTTTGTATTCGTTCATTCCAAGTCTTTTTAAGATCTTATTAACAAGCGCTTGTATAACTTTGGTTCCATCAGCATCCATATCGTGAGGAAAACAAATAAGAGTGCTATCATAATCAGATTGCTGGAATTCTTCTAGTAGATCCTTTAATCCTTTATCATCCTCACCCAACATTGCGATCATTAACTTATCGTTCGCTAACTCTGGCGCAGCAAAAGGGCACGTTGCGATATTATTAAACTCTGGTCTTTTTTGATCCAGAACATCATTGATGTAATCAACTACTTTTTCTTTGTATGAACTCGACATAACGATTCAAATACCATTCTGCTTTCTTTAAATCTTCAATGTTGTTTTCTGATTTCTTGCCTGCTCTGGAAATGTATTTGACGACATTACCAAGATGAAAGTTTAGATCCCAGGCTTCAATAACTTTGATTGCTTCGTATTTTGATGTTCCATCTTCTTCAACCTCGCCACTTTGATAGTGTGAGGGGTGATTTACTTTTTCACTCATTCTTCGTTCTCCTTATTTCGCCAACTCAAATCCCAGAATAAAAGCTGGGATGCCTCCGATAATAAAGCCAGCAAACACATACCACCAATCTCTGGCAGTCTGATATGCTTTTTGTTCTTTGTTGAGCTTAGGCATTCTTGGTGGCATTTTCATTCTTCGTTCTCCTTAACAAACCTGTGTAGGTCTTCTATGCCTCGTTCTCTTTTTAGCCAAGAACAAGAAGGACAAGTAGAATAAGGGGGTGATTCATGAACCTGCAACTGATGTTGGAGATGTGAAATAAGATTCTTGATTGCCTTTCGATCTTCCTTATCTTTCAGATCAAACCACATCGTAATGAGTTCCGCTTCTGGATAACCGGGTTCCACCTCAAACTCTACGCCTGTGGTCTTTATGTCAAGGTAAAGAGACTTGCATCCGTCCGTTTTGATTTCGATGCTGGAACTCATTCTTCGTTCTCCTTAACAAACCTGTGTAGGTCTTCTATTGTGCCTTTGACGGCGCTGCCTATCACGAGAGAAAAGAATATCATTTCTTTAAAAGTGTGCTTATTTTTGTGTCTCACAAACACATCTTGTAAAGTTGCCAATAGTTCTGTTTCGGCACTAAGCCAATACTCAAAGTATTTGTGATCACCAGTCGCGATAAATCTCTTCTGATTCTCCGTAAAAGCGGCGACAGCAATCCCTATGTCTTGTTGTAGGTCTTTGTTCATTCTTCGTTCCTAATCCTACGATAAGCACCCACAGTTTCTGGAAACAGGTCGGTGGCGATTTCTAGACAGGCTGCAGCGACTTTTACAATCTCCCATTGTGCCCCTTCGTGTGTGCGAAGGTCAATGAACTTCAAGAGGTTTGATAGATTGACTGTGCCGTAGTATTCGGTGTAAAGGTTCTGTGGTAGAACTCCACGGGCTTGTTCTCGACAAACTCCTGCTTCGATGAGTTGGTTAAACAGTTCAAGGCTTTGTTTGTGGTGGTCTTTTACAAGATTTGTGCTTTTGACTTCTTGGTCTATAAAAAAGCCTTCCCACTTACTTCCGTCTTCATTAAAAACGGAAGTCGTGATCTCGGGATTAATCAACTCTTCGGCGTTTGATGCTTGCCGGTTAGACTTGTGCTGTGTTCTAAAAGCCTTTGGCTCATAGAATCGGAGATCCACATCAGTATACCGCCTGGATATCTCATTATAAGACCAAGTTCTATGGCGGTGATGCTGACTACGAATATATAAAGGAACACAAAAGCGGAATGTAACAAGGTTATGCTCCAAGGTTGAAGTGTGTCGGTGCTTGATTAGATAGTTGATTAACTTCTTATCTTTATCATCCAACTGTTCCTTCTCAACCCCAAAGGAAACTCTTGCCGAGTTTACAACGGTAAGGTCAGATCCCATATGTGAAACATATTCTACCTTTCCAATACCGTCGCCGTATAACTCAACAGACTTACTGTAACTCATTAAATGATCTCATCAATAACGCCCAAGGCGAGCGCTTCGTTTGCTGTCATATGCCAGTCAACCTTATTCTTAAGAATGCTTTTAAGCTTCTTCTTACTAATACTGGTTCGTTCGAGTGTAATCTTCTCGATCTTCTTTTGTAGTCTCTTTGTTTCTTCCAGGCTTTCTTCCATATCCTGAACATTGCCCCGGAACCCAGTTGAAACCTGATGGTAAAGCGGCGTGGACAACTCATATCCAAAGCGCTTATGTCCCGAGATTAGAATCATAAACCCGCAAGACATAGCGGCACCAGTTACAATAGTGTGGATAGGAGTTTCAGACTTCGCCATAACTCCAAGCAACCCGAAGCACTGATACACAGCGCCACCATAAGAATCAATATACAACTTAATCGGCTTAGGATCGTAGATTATATCATTGATCGCATATAACTTCTTTAAGTATTCATCGCTCTCATTGATTCCAATAATGCTCTTCGTCAACTTATTCATTGACTCTTGATTTACTTGTTCTGGTAGATACAAGCTTCTAGCCATAGGCTTTGGTAGAGTGTTCGTCACTTTCCTGTGCTCCCTAGTGCGCCGTCAGCGCGGTTACTAATCGTGATTGGATGCCAGTCATAAATGTCTGGTGTCTCGCTGGCGACAAAGCGAGCGTGAACAACCGGAACAATCACTGCTTGTGCTACCTTGTGTCCTGGCTCCAAGACTGCGGATGTCTTTCCAATGTTGTGAAGGTTGACGAATACTTCTCCGTCATACCCACTATCGACAACACAAGCGCCGACAATCAAACTATACTTTGCGGCCATACTAGAACGGTTCTTAATCTCCATCATATAACCATGTGGAATAGCAAAGCGACAGCCAGTTGGAATAATACAACTCTCTCCTGGCTCAATACGCAGCGCTGTTAAAGAAGTGTCTGCTGGGCTCCATCTTAAATCTAGTCCAGCATCGCTTGGATTGGATCGCGTTGGAGCGAAAACATTATCGTGAATCATATGGTATTGTAAAATCATTTTAAATCCTTTTGTTTAGGGGGTTAGGTAATCCATTGCTGGTGTCTTATTGTTTGAATCAAAGACTACCACGCAAGAAGGGAACGGAGCAGAGTTAGTAGAGCCGCCAAACTTAAGACGACCCTTCACAAAGAGAATCTTCTCTGCTTTCATACAGTATTCGTGCCAGTACTTTGTATCTGTTCTCGCTGGAATAAGACATACAACAGTTGTATTCGCGTCCCTGCTTTCCTCGTAGGCTTTCTTTAACCAATGCTTGATGACCCTACCATAAGGAGGGTTCATAAACACAGTCTCGCCAGCCCAACTCTTGGAAAGTCCGTCTTGCTTTTCAGTGTAATACTTGCTGCATTTATGACTTGTGTCTGTTGCGCAAGGGTCAAGTGTAAAGTTGTATTCTTTGTTTAGTTTGTTAAAGAAACTTTGTGGGGTTGACCAACTATCGTTCTTTGACGAAAACATTGTCTTTTGTGTTGATTTGTTCATTTAAATTCTTTCTGGTGATTCCGAGAATGTAATGTTAACTCGGGTGTCCCCGAATGTCAAGGACGCTTCATTATTAATATAACCGTTAATGTAACTCTTCCAGTTCTCTTCGCTTCCAAGCTTAAGCATAATAGCATCGTTGTCCGACGAACGCAAGCTCCATTCTCCTGCTTCTCGTAGAATATCTACCTTATTAAGGATAAGGTCGGTGACTCCATTGATATCTATTGCCTTTTTAAGATCCCGAACATTAAGCCAGTTACATTGGCGAGGGCGACCAGTGGTCGCACCATACTCATTTCCTAACTGCTGTAATAAATCAAAGATTCTTCCTTCGCCGTGAAACTCCTTAGCACCAACATAAGTATCGTAAGCCTTGGTTACTCCATAAACCTTACGGACAGCTTGCGGAGGGATGCCGTTTAGAAGGGCACCAGCGGACGTACAGTGGCTTGAAGTTACATAAGGGTAGTCTCCCCAATCAATATCCAATCCAAAGCCTTGTGCGCCCTCACAGAGGACTACAACTTCTTCATCTGTTTCGTGAAGTTCCCGATACAAATCTATAAGATAAGGTGTATCAACTAGCGCCTCTGACGCCAATGTTCCTTGACGATCATACTTATCGCGGTATGCTGGACCATTGCCTTGCTTTGTTGTGCCGATCGTTGTGTCTTTGCGATCTTCTTCCAAGTGAGCATCAGTAATGATATGAGCGTTATTCGCGATAAAAATCAAACCATCTGTATTGATGCCGCCTTCTTGAAGCATTTGAAGCTCTCGATTAAACTGATCAATATTTACAACGCATCCATTACCAATGATAGACCTTATTCCAAAGAACACACCGGCTGGAATGTGATGTGTTACAAACTTGGTGCCTTCGTGGTATATGGTATGACCAGCATTACATCCGCCATTATAGCGAATACAATGTGTATACTTGCCAGACCTTAAAAGGTGATGTGTTACTTTTCCTTTGCCTTCATCACCATAAGACAAACCTACTACTATATCTGCAATCATTTCTTATCCTCATTTTTGTTAAATCTAAAACTATTAAAAAGCTGCTTACTAACAGAATAATAGCCGCCGCTCATCGGTTTGCCTTTTAAGTTTAAAAAACTTGTCGCATCTGGATGGCTTAAGCAGTTCTCAATATCATCAAAATTATACCCTTCCTTCGGAAGGACGCAATAGCCAGATATAAAATATCCTTGTTTTATTCTTTTAAATCTGATTTCTTTATCAAGAGTCGACAAAAGAATCTTTTCCCCCCCCATTTTAATCGCCTGCAAGCGCCCATATTGAAACCAAATAGCTTTACCAGATTCACAGAGCTTCGCAAATTTCCCTTTATCACGAGATAAAAGTTTATCTTTATTTTGAGTCAGGTACTCATATGCCAAAGGATAAGTATTTTTTACAAAATGGTCTTCATAGCAGTTACCCTTTGAGTTATAAGGAAAGATAATATAATCTTGACGATTGGTGTCATAGTAGCTTAGCTTTGAAGCTTTAAAACATAATTTTGTAATATCTTTTTCTACATATAGATCTTTTTCAGGGCAATAGATTAAATTATCTTTTATCTGACAATCTGGTAAGAAATATACCTTATCCGCTAGCGTAGCAAGACCCACCTTAACGTCAAAGCAATCAGCAAAAGCTAATTTCTTATCAGCGACACGAGATAAAAATTCAGCTTCTTGTGAATTTAAATAGAAATTCTCTTCGTTAACATCGTCATATCTATTGTGAGCCGCAGCCGAGTTTAAATTAGTTTTAAAAACATAACTATCTGATGTAACGTTGTTGGCAATTACAATGCTGCAATAAGCTCCGACGCCTTTGAAGACTTGATGTGCTCGAAAATCTATTAGTTCTGTGGGCCTTCTAGACGTTAGAAGCTCTTCCCTGACTTCTTTACCAGCGGCTGTATATAACCAGCTATTTGGGCAAATAAAGCCATAGATCTTATCGGACATCATAATTCTTTGTAAGAATGCAATATACAGATCTGTATCGCCATGACACCACTCAAAGCTTTCCAACTTTTCACGGGTAAGTAAATCTAAATTCTGTAACCGAACATAAGGCGGATTTCCCACTATCATGTCATAAGGCTCCAAATTGACTTCAAGGCCGTTCCGGTTTTCTAAATTCGGACATCCAGTAAGGTTCTCACATATCTTAAGCGCATCCGAATCTACATCAGAGCCATAAATATAGTTATTCATTACCTCTGAATAGGAAAGATTGTAACGAGTGCTAATACGCTCGGCCATATCATGAAGAAAAACTCCCGTGCCACAGCTAAAATCTATTACTCGTGGTGGACTATCCTCTTCCCATAAATCCAAACAACTTTGATTTATGTAAGAAACTTCACTCTTGGGAGTGTATACGATGCCTAATTCTTTTTTCTTTTTATCTGTTAGGGTTTTTGGATATTCATAATAATTCATGCTGATAGTGACTTTTCAATGTTTTTGATAAACTCTCCAAAATTCGTAATTCTAATGGCTTGTTGTCCGCGGTTGCGCAGTCGCTCGATCAACTCTGTCCTGTTTTTAGCTTCCAAAACTGTTTCATCAATTTCAAAAAATAAATTAGCAGAATGCACTCTGCGGGATACATCTTCTTTTAGACAATCAAGGAAGTAACTTGTATCATTCTTGCTTAGCTTCTCTACTTTACAGCTGCCGTCAGATTTGAACCTGGGCAGATGCACAGGTAGAATGTTTAAGCTACAAACTTTTCTTCTTTCGAGTTCGTGACTAAGGAACCTAAGCGATTCTCCGATTTCTGTGTTATCATAATTGAAACGATTTTTATTATAGGAACTTCCAATGAACTTTACCAAAAATGCCAAATCTCCTCTGGAATCTGATGCAAGGATGTCAATCTTAAAGGCGCCGTCATTAGCTGTCGGAACCCTAGTTTCATGAACATAATTGTACTCTAATCCTAACTTTTTTGAGACCATTTGAAAAATTATCTTTTCTAATTCTTGGTGAAGGTAATCTGTACGCTTCGAACTTCGACAGCCATTAGGTTCCCAAGTCCATTCCAGGGTTTTATAAATTAATTCTTTTAATTTAGCTTCATCTTCATGAGTCATTTCTTATCCTAACAATCTTAAGTTTCTTTTGATGGATCTCGTTGAGAATCCCCACGCTGGGTCATAGTCTAGTTTGCCCATGTAAGGTCTGTTCAGGTGGATCCTGTCTTTCCCCTCTACTATACCCCAGCAGCGGAAGCGTGTCAAGGCCGAATTTGAATCGATTACCTCGACAATCCAATATGGCTTTCCATTCTTCGTTTTCTTTCGAACAATCTGCCGAGGAATAAACCATACCAATCCTAACTCTGGATCATAGTCTGAAATCGGCGGAATGTAATGTTCATCCAACTGGCGCTGAACTTCTGGTGTAACAACCAAGTGCATTGGAAAGATTCCAGTGATTGATGTTAGATTCTCGATTTCTTCTGCCGCAGAGAAGTCGCCATCAGGGTAATACTTTTCAATGTTCTCATTGAACTTCTTGCGATTATAAACTCTATCTACTGCGACAGCTGACCAGAAATGCTTGCGTCCAGAGAATCGCTCATCCATTAAACTGTTCATTGCGCCAGCGCGAGTTAAACGATCAAGTGCTTTCTTGTTTAGTTTGCTGTATACAATATCGTCGTGGAACAAGAAATCCTCGATTGTTGCGAATGGTCTATGATCTACAATCTGCTGGATTGCTGCGTCTCCCAAGCCTTTCAACCCTGCAAGTGGCTGAACTAACTTTCTATCATTATTTGGATCAATCTCCCATACAAACGATGAACGATTCACGTCTGCCTTTTCAATAGTAAATCCGTTCTGCTTTGCGATGTTGATCGCTCTTTCCTTACGCTTCTCTGGTTCCTTATCCAAGAAAGAAGCCATCCACTCTACTGGGTAGTAGTTCCATAGCCAAGCACATTGGAATGAGATTGCGGAGTAAGAAATAGCGTGTGATTTGTTAAAACCATACCCGGAGAAATACTCAAACCGCTCCCACATATCTTCTGCTTCTCGTTGGCGAATACCCTTTTCGATACAACCATTGATAAACTTATCGTGGATTCTCATCTTTACTTCGTGACCCTTGCCGGTTCCTTTCTTTGTGAGAACCTTGCGAAGAAGATTGCCTTCATCTAGAGAAATGTTCTTGCCTAACTTGTGAGCAAGAAGCGCAATCTGCTCCTGAAAGATTAAGAACCCGTAAGTTTCCTGTGTTACTTCCTTAATATGCTCGTTAATGTAATCAATCTCGTGAGGCATACTCTTCGCTTGAATGTATTGCTCGTGAACATTTGCCGACAAAGGACCTGGGCGATAGATTGAAGTGATGGCTGATATGTCAACTAATGACTTCGGCTTTGCGTTTGCGCAAAATTCTTGTGCTCGCATCTCTGTAAACTGAAAAATACCGGCGAAGTTTCCGCTCTGGAAAACATTCTTATACACCTTTTGGTCGTCAAAATCAATCTTATCCGGGTGGAGGTTAGCGTTGTAGAAATCCTGAACATCCTTGAATGTTGGGTTTGGATTATTCTTATGTCTAACAAGAATGTGCCTGATTGCCCCTTCGATCATACGAAGCGTAGAAAGCCCAAGCAAATCAAACTTAATGAACCCTAATGGCTCCAAGTGGCGAACGTGCTGTCCTTCTGCCCAAGGAGATTGCCTTACTCCTCCTGAACTAATAATCGGCATATGTTCATTTAGATCATCAGCAACCAATACACCGCCAGCGTGGCGTGAACAAGAGCGAACTTGACCTACAAGGGCCTCAACGTGTGTCTTAATGTGAGGATACTTAACAAGGAACCCTCGCAAAGAAGGAGAAAGTTCCATTACTTCCTTCCAAGTCGGGTTATAAACACCAGCCTTAATGCCGTGCTTAACCTTTGCTAATGGAGTTGCTTCAAAGATCATCTGTGATGTAACTTTGTTTACTTCAATGAAAGGCACACCATAGAACTTTGAAATATCCTTAATCAAGGATTTAAGTTGTAATGTGTTCCAGTTTGAAATCGGGACAACAGAGTTCTTACCCCATTCCTCCATCAAAAGTTCTTTAAGTTCCATTGGCTCTGCTACATCATAGTCAATGTCTGGATAGTCAGTTGCGTCCTTACGAAGGAATCTCTCAAAGAGAAGACCATACTTAATAGGATCGATTTGTGTAATCCCGAGTACATACGCAACCAAGGATCCTGCTGCCGAGCCTCGCCCGGGGCCAGTAAGTTGAACTTCGTTTGCTTTGTCGGAAATGGCTTTCATAGTCAAGAAATACTTACTAAACCCTCGATCCTCAATAACATCAAGTTCGGTTTGTAGTCTATCTGTGTATTCCTTATTGTCGTGGAAGTTTAGATTACGAAGACCTTCCAAAGAATAGTTCACCAATGCCTGATCTGCCGTAAAGCCGGCTGGAACCACAAAGTTTGGAAGTTTAACTGTAGTATCTGGTGTAAAGTCCTCGATCATATTGAAAGCAATATCGTGCGTTCTTGTGATTGAATCCATAACCAGTTGGTCATCATATTCTACTCCACAAGACTTTGAATAATACTTATAGGAATCCCACATTTGGTTTCCGTTTTTTGGATAAAGTTCATATCCAATCTCTTCTACACCGGGGGGCAACTCTGTATTATCTTCTGCCCAAGCGGGTGCTCCCTTACCAAGCCAGCCTAAGCGCTTATATAGTTCACGATCCCTCCAAGCATCAGGATTAGGGTAGTGACTGTCTGCGGTAGAGATAAGAGGAATCCCGAACTCTTTACTCATCTCAATAATGTATTGATTTAGTTCGTGCTGCTCTGGAATATTGTTCCATTGTAGTTCGCCGTGCCAGCGATCTCCAAAGATCTCTACAAACCGGCGTGTTGTTTCTCTCATAGCCTCGCGAACTGCTTCTGGACCTTCTTCACGGTTTGCCCAATAGTTCCCGGCATAAGGACCGCCCAAACACGCAGATGCGGCGACAATGCCCTCTGAGTATTTGTTTAGCATTTTATAATCAACGCGAGGATAACGATAAAAGTTCTCTTCTTTGTAAGACTCGGAGATTAACTTAAATAGATTAGTTAGTCCTGTCTGGTTTTGAACCAGAAGTACGAGGTGGCGGCGGCGGTTAATAACTGACTTAATAGCCTTCTTTGAAGCGTCTTCGTCTTCAACGGTTGCTCCTGATGTATCTCCTTGCTTTGCTAGGGACTTTGCTTGTTTTGCGTCAGCCTTAACACGCTCATAATCATCACGCCATTCTTCAATAGAAGGTAAGAAGTATGCTTCTACTCCAAAAATAGGCTTAAAGTTCTTTCCCTCAGCCTTCATCTTCTTCCAATGAAGCAACTGATGGGAAAAACCATTCATATTGCCGTGATCTGTGAGAGCAAGTGCTTCTCCACCGTTCTCATAGCAAAAGTTCATGTGTTCGCTTGGATATCCCATAGCGTCAAAGATGCTGCCCGCAACCGAGTGAGCGTGAAGTCCTACAAAAGGAATCTTTTTATCCGTCATCTATTTTCGTCCTCTATACATTGTTGTTGTGGTCGGGCGCCGGGTTCGTTTCCCTAGGTCCGATGATATAAATTTAGCATACCCAGCCCAGGCTGTCAAGTCATAAAAGGTCTTGATTTCCTGTTCTGTATTATCTGGTCCTCCTCCAAACACGTCAATCAAACTATATTTGCGGGACACCAATCTTTCTTCTATTGGAAGCTTTTCAGTTGGGGGACCGTCGCCTGTTGGGATTCGCCAAGTAGAAGAGTTTGTTGTAATCGTGTGTTTTGCTCTGCGCCACTCATCAGGACTAAGAACAAAACTTATAGGCAACCCATCCTTGATAGTTTTGCCGTTATGAGAGAAATAAAATGGAGCGTTCTTGCGAACAGCGGCTCTATGCTTTAATACTTCTAATGGATCCAACATTCCCAATGGAAATGAAACATAATACTGACTTGGGCGCGTCCATCTGGAAAATCTTCTCATTATCCAATAAGCGACATTGGCGCCATATATGATTGACCAAGAATAGTTATCAACTTTATCTCGGTGTTTTGGATGGATTGGAACATAGTATATTGGAACTTCCATATGATTTGTTCCTCCAAAGCGTTTAAATGTTCCTTGCTCAACTGATCGTATATCAGTGGCGTATTCTCCTACGCGGCGTCTTATTAAAGGCGCAACGTCATCATTTGCTACAATCCAGATAGATGAACATCCAGCGTGGATACATTCATAAACTGCTGCTTCCAAAGCGGTATAGTTGGCGGCGACAGGCATCAAAGATGCGTCCCATTCCATACCAAACTCTGAGGTGAGTCCTGCGACTGGAATAATAGCCGGCATATTTAACTTACTCATATAATGTTATCCTTTTATCTAAATCATCATATATTTTAAACTTAAAGTTATTTTTTATTATGTGTCGCGATGAATGAACTATTTTAAGGCTACGTCCTCTTCGTCTTTTTATGTTGTTTTCTTTTAAGGTTCGCTCTACAAATATGCGAATCACAGTATCAGAGTAATCAAAGCTTTTTATGTCTTTGTAATCTATTACGCTGGTAACAACAATATCTTTATAATCCCCGGATGTATTCTTATCAATGCGGTTTGATACAACAAAATCTATTGTCTTTATAAAACTGTCTTTGGGGTTTATTACGATATGGCGACCAAGGCGAGAACCAAGTGTTATATCAAACATATCATAAACTAGATAATCTTCTATAACCTCGCTTACTCCTAGATCACCGCAGTTATCAAGATCAAAAATATGCAAACTACCAAAGTTGATTAAAACTTTGGTGTTGCCTTCGGTAATGATTCTTAACTTGTTATCTTCTAATCCAATGGTTTGGATGCTAAAAGGTATTGGTAATAATGACCTTATTCCTAGATCATAGATTCCTTTATACCATTCACTTTTAATATCTTCATATCCAACAAAGTGATGGAAAGGACGCTGCTCACTATTCACAATCAAGTGATAGCCATTCTCTCGCGCAAACGAAACTGCCTCCTCTCGCCACCCAAGAACTATATTGTCGAAGGTGTATTCAAGAGGAGGCAGCTTCATCATATGGTATTACTATACCACTGATGCTTGGATAAGTCAAGCGCTCTATGTTTTGTTTCTTTGCATTTGTCTCAAGCTTACGTCGAGCCACTTTTGACCAGTCTTAGACTTGAAAAAAGATTGTAGCTTTCCTAGAGGACCCGCACCGTGGGATCGATAGCCCTGCAATCTAGGAAGGTATCTGTCGTATAACTCACCGTCCAGATTGCCAAAGTATTCATCGTACTCTAAGAAGCCGATCTTGTTGCCTTGCTGATCTAAGATATCATAGGTTGAGTCTGTGGTTCCGGCTGCCGGGTCATAAGAATCATCCGGGTCTGCTGGGCGCTTCGTCCGGCTCGTTCTAATAACTTGGACGCCGCGGGCTAGCGGGTGCTTATAAGCCTTCTCGATCTCTTCTTTTATAATCTTCTGTAGTTTTGCTTTTGTTAGTTTCATTTTGTTAAACCTCTTGTTTTACTGATGAAGGCGCATTGTATAAAGAGATATACGTGTAGGAGAGGTAATAGACGAGAACAGGAATTGTTGTCCTGTTTCTTTGTCATTGTACTTAAGATCGCGCGGTCGAAGAGTTCTACTATTATCTTCAACAAACTTTTTTTGCTTCTCTAGTCTCGCTACAAGTTCTTTTGCGCTTTCCTCAGTTGTAAAGATAGCTCTACTTTGGCCATCATGTGAATAAAGCTCAACCACATAAACTTCAGTGCCTCTTGGAGCTGGAGCGGCTTGACCCTCGATCTCTTCTTTAATAATTTGCTTTAATCTTGCTTTTGTTAGTTTCATTTTGTTAATCCTCTTGTCTTACTGATGCTAGTTCAGGATGCGGGTCTTGGCCGATCTCCTGTGCGAGTGCGTTTCGGGCTAGCTCCATCGCGTAGGCGCCCTTTCTTATCATTTCATATACTTTTTCCGAGATCTGTGATGTTCTCGGTGAACCAGCCGTCAATCCCATAGAAAAATCTAGATCGTCTTTGAACTGTTGTAGATCTTTCGAGATTGCTTGTAGACTTGCGTATAACTCATATTCAGTGGCTGCGGCATCGCGGTCTTCCCGTATGCTGTCTATTTCTTCTTTGATGATCTGCTTTAGTTTTGTTTTTGTTAGTTTCATTTTATATCTCGTTTATATCTTCTATTAGAGAGGAAAGTGTGTCTGCGATTTTACTTGCTAGTCGTTTTTCATAACCATCTTTGCTTGACCCTACGGCAGTCTGCGCTTTCTTTATAGCCTCTTCAAGCGCGGCTCCCAACGCATTCATTGGGTCTACGGAAGTATCAAACTCCAGACCGGATCCTCGAAAGTCGATCTCTTCTTTAATAATCTGCTTTAATCTTGCTTTGGTGAGTTTCATTTTCTTAGGCCCTATCTAGTTCCATATTCGCTTGTAGATCCTCGTCACTTATCCACTCTTCTTCCCCAGGATTAAGATCAGCATATAACTTTTCTAAAGTAACCGGGGCGGGCTCGGCATAAGAACTAGGGTGATCAGCGTCCTTAATAATAAGAACGCGTCCGAACCTATTCATACGAACCTTGTGTGGGCGACCTGCCGGGGCAGATTCGTTCTGTAATGTGCTTATTTCTTCTTTGATGATCTGTCGCAATCTTGCTTTTGTAAGTTTCATTTTATAAATCCTTTTGTTTAAATCTCATCGTTAACGTCGAGGTCTAAGAGCTGCTTATCATAAGCTGTTTGTATTGCTCTTAACTGTGACCTGATTCCCCTGTCTAGCCTGGAGGCGAATCTGCGGCCGCGGATAGACGTGAGGAAGGATCGCAGTTTTTGATATATGTTGTAATAGTATCTAAACTCTTCTACATCAATATCGGTAGGAGGCTGATGTATATTGTCAGAGAAATATTCAACTGCATTATCAAGTAGCTGCAGCCTGGGGTCGTCGCGTTTAATGAAGCCATGACCGATGGAGTCGAGTCCGGCTTCGGCATCGTCGGGGTAAGCCTCAGTGACCGAGGGACGGGGCTCGTTCTGTAATGCGCTGATCTCTTCTTTGATAATCTGTCGCAATCTTGCTTTTGTTAACTTCATTTTATAAATCTTTTTATTTGATAAATATCGAGTCCCACCACTCTCTATTTACTTCCATAGTGCCACCGGGAAACTTTATTAGCACATATGGCCCGGGGAACCAGCCGGCGAGGTTCGTCGAATCGACATCTTCGGACGGTGATCCTGGGTCAATCCTAACAACAACGCCAGAAACTTTCTTTGTATCGGGGCCACCGAACCGGGGATCTTCTACAGGCACATGTTCGCCATCAGCAGTCTCATACCAAAAAAGTTCTGTGCCCTTCTTGACTTCAGGGCTAAGTCCAGAATTATAGACTCCCATGGGCCGGCCGTGGGCAGCCGCCATTCGCGCGCGTTGATCGCCAACAGGTTCAATCTCTTCTTTAAGAAGCTTGCGCCAGTTTTCCATTATAAGCTTCATTTTATTAATCCTAGGATGTTCTGCTAAGTTTCTATTTTACTCAACAACTTAAATAGTTGTTTAATCGGATAAAATCCCTATTACGTGGTTTTCCTTAACAACCGTGAAAGTATCTCCGTTATATTGTATGTCCTTCATCATATGCGCCTCAACAACCAAATGAATACCGCGAGCCCACATTACATTATTAGTAGTTGTGTGAGTTTGCAATAACTCGGCAACTGCGTGTGGTGATTCCACTGATCGATAATCTTGTGGAAGCAAGATTCCTGTGTTGTCGTCTTCTTCATCTATTGTCCTAATGTATAGGTAATTGTTTACTGGTACAAAGTTCATTTTATCTCCTATCCGCACTTTGCAAAACCGCAAGAGGTGCAAGTTACACAACCTTCAACATAAACCAAACCATCTTCACCACATTCAGGACAAGTCTTCTCTGTTGCTTCCTGTCCATCAGGAATGTAGTTCTTTAATATACGAGCGATACATCTTGAAAACGAGAACATATCAGAGTCCTTGTCTTTCTGTAACTGCTCTACAACATATTGTATGTTTGCTCCGTGACGCAAACCAAGTGAGATCATACGAGTGAAAGCACTGTGGTTTGGGTTATCAAAGGTCTTTACTAGGTCCTTCACGATAACTGTATCACCATTCGTTCCGATGCGCAAGTCATAAACAGAGTTTTTTGTCTTAAATCGATGTTTAACCAAAAATCCTGTAACTCTACTTCTTGGGATCTCGATCAAATCAGAACGACCACCCATTAGTTCGTATGGCTTGCCTTCATATAATCCAACAACAATCGCCCACTTTTCACCCTTGATAGTAGTGTGGTGAATATCACATTCCAGTTCTTCCGGGCGTCTAGGTGCGGAATACTGTGGAAATGCTTCTTTCTCTTCTTTTTCTGACTCGGTTAATAGAACTCCTGTTCGGGATCCGTCAACATATACAGTAATGCCTTTCAACCCCATCTTCCAACCTTGCTGGTATAGTTTTCCAACAACCTCCGGGGATGTGCCCTTTGGAAGATTGATAGTAGAACTAATACTGTGATCAATAGACTTTTGGATCGCGGCTTGAATAACGACTCGCTGTGACCAATCAATAGAATCAGATTCTACAAAGAAGCTTGGAATATCCTCTGTTTTCATTAGATTGAGATATTCGCGAACATTGTGGTGGAATACCTTATACTCCAACCAACGATCTCCTAGATCATCAACGAAATCTGCTTCAACACCCAACTCATTGTGAGACAACTTACGACGACGAATGTAGAAGTTCTTGAATACAGGCTCCAAACCAGATGAAGTCTGCGACATAATAGAAACAGAACCAGTTGGCGCATTTGTAAGAATAGAAATGTTACGTCGTCCAGTCGTCTGGATCAAAGCTTGTATCTCTTGTGGAAGACGCTGAATGTAAGCGTTGTTGCTTTCTGTCTCCCAGTTAAATGCTGGGAATGCTCCACGCTCTTGCGCAAGATAGCAACTTTCTGTGTAAGCCGTATCTCTAACAATCTCATATATCTGCTCAATCAAGGTTACAGCCTCATCAGAGTCATACGACAAGTTCATTCTAGCAACAGCATCAGCAAGACCATGTGTCCCCAAGCCTGTGCGGCGACCATTGGCGGCGGCATCGTATAACTTTGTCCATAAAACCTTTTCATCTTCCGAATCTGCTACATTCCGGATGTTCTGTAACTTCTCCAACTCTAACTCTACAAGATCGTCAGAAAGTCGCATACCAACAGCAACAATCTGCTTTAACTTATTAAAGTCAAATGCTGCTTTGTCTGTAAAGGCGTCTGTAACGAGATGTTTGAGGTTTAAAGAAATCAAACGACAAGAATCATAAGCAGAAAGAGGAATCTCTCCACAAGGGTTTGTTGTCTTTGTTTGGAACTGTGGGTAAGAATGTGCTGGAAGGTTCTTTGTGATGTTGTCCCACATAAGAAGTCCAGGCTCTGCTGTCTTTGTAGCAGACTCTACAATCTCATTCCAAAGTTCAACAGCATTAACCTCGCTTAAATGTGTTGGAGTTTCAGCATCAACCGGGAACTGTAAAGTGAACTGTTCTCCTTTCTCAACTGCTTCCATAAAACTGTCGCTTATCTTAACAGATACGTTGGCTCCTGTGACCTTTGTAAGATCGTGCTTCATTCTAACAAACTTTTGAATATCCGGATGGCGAATATCCATTGAAAGCATTAGAGCACCGCGACGACCATTCTGTCCGATCATACGACAGACGTAAGAATAAAAATCAGCAAAAGACCAAGCGCCAGTTGTAGTGCGAGCAGAGTTGTTAACGGGAGCGCCTTCGGGACGTAAATCAGAAATATCCAGACCAACCCCACAACGACGCTTAAATAGATTAGCAATATCTTTACCGGCATCCATAATAGAAGAAACAGAGTCCTGAGGATTGTCGACAACCACGCAGTTAGAGAGCGAAACATTAACATAATCATTTCCCACACCCATCATAGGAGAACCCTGAGGAACGATGTATTTGAAGTCTTTTAAGAAAGAATAGATCTCGTTTTCAGTGGGACCTGTATCCCCAAACTTATCTTCCATACGAGCAAACTCTGCCGCAAGGCGTCTATGCATATCATCAGGTGTTTTCTCAACATAGTTGCCTTTCTTGTCTCTTAAACAATACTTTGTCATAAAGACATTTGTGGCTAGTTCATCACCATTAAAATAAGCTAGTGTTGCTTCTTTTACTTGTTCCTCATTGTACATTTTTATTATTCCTTTTTGTTTTTCTTAAAGTTCTTGTATTTCTCGGCAAGTGTCTGCTTATACTTTGTAGCATTCACTTCTACATTCTCATCTTCCTCACTTTGTTCCAGTACCTTAATACTGACTGTGCTTGTATCCATAAATAATGGAAAGACAATCCCATCGGGACCATTACGATTCTTTGCTATAAAGAGACGACCAGTGTTGGCGACCTTATCATCCACAGTTCGTGAAATACTAAAGATAAAATCAGCGACAAAGCATTTGCTGAACGCTTCTGAAATAGATTCCATTGTAATGACTTCTGCGTTTAAGCCGGATCTGTTTGTTTGTGAAGCAGTCCAAACTGGCGCTTCGTATTCAGACGCAAGACCACGCAACTCTTCGTAGATGGATTCTAGTTCGTTTCTCTTTTCTTTCTGGTATCTAACTGGACGCAATAGATCACCATAATCAATGATAATCATATCGATTTCAATATTGCGCATTCGCAACTTTTCCAAGTGATTTCGGATTGTTTGCGTGCTGGCTGACTTTGTTGGGTATTCCTTTACAATCAGTCTGCCTTCAATGTCCTGAACCTCTTCATAAATCTTCTCTTTAAAGGATGTAAGGCTTCCTAGTGGAATCTTAGTAAGACAGGAGTCATAGCGTGATGCTACCACTGTATCTTGAAGTTCTAGGGTGTAATGAACCACTGTTTTACCAGCACGAAGGGCTTCTGTTCCTAAGTGAACCAAAGCCATTGACTTTCCGGCACCAGTTGGAGCAATAACCACCCCAAGTTCCTTTTGTCCTAATCCACCCTTGCTGATATTATCAATCAGATCCCATCCGCTAGAAATCGGGTTTCTAAACTTTGGCTTGAACCTTTCTTCAAAGTCTCTCTTCCAATCATATCCTTCTTCATTGTCCATTCCAAGCTTAAGTGAGTCATTTATCACCTTTGAAATCTCATCAAATGATGATGATTGTAGCAAGCCAATAGACTTAACCATCGCAGACTTAAGATTCTGCTTTTTACAGAAATCTAGCGATGTATCCTTGATATAATCAATATCCGTTAGATCTGTGATTTGTGATCGAACATAGAACTCTCTTACTTGCTTTGCAGTAAGCTCATTTTCATTGTCCAAGTCAGAACGAAGAATAGTCTTCATAATGTCGCGTGAGGGATGAACTCCATACTTTACGCGGTAAGATAATACTTTGTTTAAGAATAACTTAAGATAGTTCAACTCTAAAAAGTTAATATCTAGCACTTCTTCTATCTGATCCGCAAAAGCACGGTCATCTAGTATCACCATACAAAGCTTTTCTTGAAAGGACTTTCCATACTTTGAGAAACTAGAGTTCTCAGGCTTTCCAATAATCGTTTGAGTCATAGCCACATCTTACTCCTTCACCAATGCTTTGTCAATACAAATTCTATTCATAGTTGCGTGTAAATCCTCCCAGTTAAAAACACCAAAACCGTCCTGATTCATCATTCGAAGAATCTCGGTCTTATTATAGTCGTGCTCAAAGTTGTTTAGGGTATAATGAACCTTTTCTTGGCTTTGCAACGAAATAGCGGGCGCATACAGTTGCATAAGTTTATAGTTACTAATAACTACATCCTTGTGACTTAAAATGTTCGTAAAAAACTTTGCTTTGGAGTCAATATTTTCGCAAAAATCAAAAAGTTCGTGTAATGTTACGTCTTTATCTTCCCTCAAAAAATTAAGCTTTTTTGCGATAGATTTCAATCCTGCTCTTGGAACTCCATCAAGATTGTCGGATGGATCCCCGGCAATGGCGCGAGCAATAGCAAAGTTACGAGGGTGAATATCAAACTGTTCTACAACATTCATCTTGTTGTGAACTACCTTTTGAGTTGGTCGAAACAAGACTGTTTCATCGTCACAAAGTTGAATGAAGTCCTTATCATTAGAAACAATAACCTTCTGCCATCCATCATAATGAGACATGCGGCTTACATAGGAGATAACGTCGTCTGCTTCGATCTCATCAAAACGAAACTGGATCACTGGTAGTTCATTCAAGTATTCAAGCAAGCGAACCTGCTGCCATACCATATTCTCCTGCTGCTGCTCTGGAGAAAGATTGTTTGGGCGATTAACCCGAATAGGCTTTCTTCCTGCTTTATAGTTCTTGTTTTGTTCGCGGCGCTTGCGAGAGCCTCCGGGGCCATCCCAGATAATCACAATACTATCTGGCTTAATATCTCGGCAAAGCTTCTGTAGGATCCCTAAGAAACCCTTGAGTCCTCCAATCGGTTGTCCGTGGATGGAAATGCTTGGGTTTACAATAAAAGCCCTGAAATAAGCATTCAGGGCATCAACAATCATTACTCTCTTCATCTGTAATCTCCTATATATGAAGCGGCTATGGAGTTATAATACCCCATAGCCGCCTGTTTGTCAAGAACCGTTTAAGATTCTACTCTTTGTCTACGTCGTAAAAGTCCTCAGCGGATCCCTCCCTTTTATCAAACTTGCCGATGATTTCCTCATCCATAATCTCAAACACTCGGTTTCTAAAGTTTTCGTTCTGTAACTTTTCAGTCCAGTGAGCCTTTTGAAACTTCTCTTCTTTACCGTCAGCATAGAAGAGTGTATACCAAGCTCCCGCATTCCTTAGATTATCCGAGCCCTTGATTGCTTCTAGCCAACTCTCTTCATCTTGAACTCCTACTTCATTAGTGCCCCAGAGAATCTTAAAAGCACAGTTTCGGCCTTGTGTTCCAAATCGTGACTTCTCCAACTTTACCTTTACCTCTGAGCCAATACGGAAGCCGCTTTCGTCCTCAATGAAAGAAGACTTTGCCTTTCGTCCAGTTAGCCAGATTCGCAGTGAGTAAGCATAATGCATCGCCTTACCGCCAGGAGTAACATACGGAGTAGTCATAGCGATAATACGCGCATTTGGACCAGATGGGATATTAACCTTTAACTGGTTTAGAACCAAGAATGCTGATCTAGTATTCGCAATCGGGATTGTAAGTTTAGACATTCCCTTTGATAGAATCCTAGCCTTCATCGCCATTGATGACTGTGGATTAAAGTCTCCTTCAACATCTGAAATAGTTGGTGTTAAAGCCAAAGAGTCCCAGATGAAAAGAACTCTTTCGGTTCCAGTATTCAAGATGTTTTCAACAGTTTCAAGAACATGCTCTACTGATTGAGTTTGAACATAAATCAGATCCTCCAAGTTACATCCTGCTCGCTCTAAGAACTCTGGATCAATGGCTGACTCTGAGTCTAGATAAACAACCACCATTCCCATCTTTTGAGCAGAAGCAGCAATCTGCGCAGCCATAAAAGACTTGCCTGTTGCTTCTAATCCAGCAATCTCGGAAATCTTGCCTACTGGAATACCAGCAAGTCTGCCCCGACATATAATAGAATCTAGCCAGCGTGAGCCAGTGGGAATCCACTCTTTAACTTCTGTTGGATTTGCCTCTCTTAGGTTATGAGCGACTTCCACGCCCGAAGTCTTATTGATTAAAGAACGTAGGCCGTCAATTGAGATCTTACCCGCCTTTGATTTACTTTTCGCCATCTATCTTCTCTCCGTATCTTGTATTTGTGTCTTCTATGAAATCGCGATGTAGTTGAGTTACTTGTTCGCTTATTTGAGTAACCTGACGGTGAAGCTCCAACATATAAATGAACATCAATATTAGAGCCATCACCGTCAGCATCATTTACTCCGCGCTGTCGTCGTCGTCGGCCGAATCGTCGTCATCAGAGGAATCATCATCATCAGATGAGTCGTCGTCGTCACCAGAGTCGTCGTCGTCAGCTACTGACGAATCATCGTCATCAGCCTCAGAAGGACAGCCACTGAACAATACAGTGGCGAGACCCATAAAGCAAATCAAAAATATAAAAAGCATCATCTTATTTAGGTTTTTAAACATATTCTTATCCTTTCTAGTTTAGAGTTAGTGTGCCGTTGTCGGTTTCAACTGAAACGTTGAACCCAAGAACGAAAGTATCAGCATCAAATGTTGCGAATCGCCCATTGGTTGCTGCTTGTGCGGCATAAAGATCACCAGCACGAACACGGACAGATGTAGAGATATCACAGCGACCACGCTTGTAGTCATACTGCTCGGTTGAATACTCTAGTGAATACTCACCCTCATAAATGGTTACCTGAAGCCTCTCGGTTAGGAACTCATTAAAATACTCATCTCCTCGCTCATACTCGTCAAGCTCTCCATCGGCGCGCATTGCGTTTAGAAGATCATTTCCTTCACTTGTACTACCATACTGGGAATACACTGGAATATTAGAAGCCAGAAGATTACCTAAGTATCCTGCTGTCTCAGTCTCATAAACTGAATCGTTGACGTAACCGTCGTTAATATGCCATACATCATTTCCCTCGGTGTATGATAGGGTTAGGAACGTATCCTCTGAAACGTTAAGCTCGCGGAGCTTGTTAATAAAATCACTCATTTTCTTCCTTTATAATGTTGTTGTTGTGATAAGTTGAGGCATCTGTAACCCATGCCTCCCTGCGGTTGTGGCCCTATGCGGCCAAGTCTTTTACTTCTACTAAGCCTAAGCTTCCGAGATCACTACTCGTCACAAAAGTGTCGAGGCGCGCGCAAAGATCGCGATTACGCTTAGCTCGGGGGCCCTTTTGATGGGGAAGCCCCGGCCATGCGTGGTAGTAGCGATTTCTTGTCACATCGGTAGGATCCCCACCATTGGCAATCGTAGCGTCCTTAGCGGCGATAAAAGCTCTTTCTCCTTGATCGATTAATTCGTCATCATTCTTTTTCACAGCATTAAAGAATGCGTTGTGGTCCGCGATCATAAAGCTATTATCATACGCCCAGGCGCAAGCCAAAATCACAGCCCATGCTGTCTTCGCTGCTATTAATTTAGATGCCGTGTAAAATGTCTGCTTTTCAAATGTAATCATAGCCATCTCTAAAATGGCACCTACACGGTCAATCTCTG